TCGAAGTCTCCGGTGGAGATCACGACTGCTGCGACTGCGTTAGTACTGGCGGACGTCTATGTCGAGCCGCTGTTCAACTATGTCCTGTTTCGGGCGTACTCGAAGGATGCGGAGTACGCAGCCAACGCGGCGCTGGCACAGGGTTACATGCAAGTGTTCATGTCGCTGCTTGGTTTGAAGACGAGCAAGGACTTTGCGTTCTCGCCAGAGACCAACAAGATCGGTGCTACGCCGAATCTGTTGGCCGCGAGAGCAGGAGGCGTCTAAGTGTCCACAAGTTACGACCAGTTCTTCTCTTGGGTGTTGCCCGAGGTTGGCGGCTGCCCGGAAATCACTGCGATCCAAGCCATTCGCGACACCGCCATCGACTTCTGCGAGAAGACGAATATCCACCAAGAGGATCACGATCCGATCACGGTAATTGCAAAGACATCCGACTATGACCTTGAGACGCCAGTCACGGGGACGCGGATTATCAAAATCATGAACGCTTGGTACAAGGGCGAGAAGCTCGAGCCTGCGGCACCAGATCAGGTGCTTGACCCGGCGGTCTACAACCAGCGAATCGGCGGCTACACGCCTTCGTACTCCACGCCACGGTTCTACCTCCAGAAAGACCCGGTAACGATGTCTCTGTTGCCGATCCCTGATGTGACGTTAGCTAGTGCGGTGACCTTGCGGGTGTCGCTTGCACCGCTGCGCACCTCGGTTGCGTGCGAGGACTTTCTGTTCGAACAGTGGGTGGAACCGATTGCTGCCGGGGCTGTGGCAAAGCTTCAGACATCGTCTGGCAAAACCTATAGCAATCCGCAGGCAGCACAGATCAATCAGGCTCGGTATATAGCCGGGGTCAATGCTGCGCGGCAAAAGGCGACGAGGGGCTACACCCGCTCGAGCCTGAGCGTACAGCTACGGAAGGTGTGACATGGCTGAAAAGATCAAACTCGTTCAGGGAGATACCCGACCCCAGATCAAAGTGACGGTTTTGGACGACGTCACTGGCGCGGCGATGGACATTAGAAATTCATCGCTTGTGATGCGCTTTCGGGCGGTAGGATCAACCACGGTTCTAGATACCTTGAACGGCGTCCTGCTGGACGGACTGAATGGGATTGCGGCATTTGCATGGAACCCCAATTCCTTGAATGTTGATGCTGGCGACTATGAAGGTGAGATTGAAATTACTTTCTCTGACAGCTCACGACAGACGGTCTATGACCTTCTCAAGTTCAAGGTTCGCGAGGACTTTGCGTGAAGTCTTCCGTATCAGCAGTAATCGCAAGGGCAAAGGCTTCTGCTGCCGTTGCGACAGTACAAGCTGCTGCGGCACAAGTACTACGGCTTTCGGTCGCCCTCGGGTCTTTTGTCAAGATTCTAGAAAAATCTGACGTAGTCACGACTAGCGAAACAAAAGTATTTGCTGTAACGAAAGCGCTAACAGACGTTGCTTCTGTTCTTGAGACTGTTTCCAAGGGGCTGACCCGCCCACTGTCGGATTCTTCCTCTGCATCTGACGCCAAGACGATTGCATTTACTAAGGCGGCGGATGACGTTGCCAGTGCTGCTGATACCTACAGCCGAGTGATTGGCAAGGTATTGGCAGACACCGTCCGCCCGACGGATGACGTGGATATAGCCACGGCGGACGACGAGCAAACCATTCAGTTGACGAAGCGGTTCCAAGACACTGTCGCGTTGTCGGACGTCTTCGATAAAACGGTCGACTACCTGCGCTCGCTCTCGGATAGTGCGTCGACCAATGATGCTGCTGCCAAGACAATTACCAAGGCGTTTGCAGATGTTGTCACCGTCGTTGATGAAATCAATATCGGCCAAGGCGTAATCGCTGGATACGATTCGACGGCGAGTGTGATCGATGTTGCCGTTCGAGACTTCAGCAAGGTTCTCGCTGATCTGGCAACAGTATCGGATATTGCGAGCAAAGAGTTCGGCAAGACACCAGCGGAAACGGTGTCTCAATCGGACGCGGCTGTAAAAGTCGCTGGGAAAGGTTTGGCCGACGTCTTCTCTGCGTCTGACTCGGGCAGCCTTATATCGCAGAACTACGTGAGCGAGGACTATTTCGCTGCGGGTTACGTTGGAGTTGAACAAACCTTTTGAGGATTAACCATGAACACGAATGAATCTATCAAGGCCACCGGTCAATTGAAGATTGTGGTCACTGCGCCTGACGGCACCATCAAGCACGAGGACGAGTACAAGAACCTCGTCGTCACCACCGGCCTGAACTTCATTGCAAGCCGCATGAAGGACGCCACGGCCACGGTAATGAGCCACATGGCTGTCGGCACTGGTAGCACTGCTGCAGCTGCCGGTAACACGGCGCTCGGCACCGAGTCGGCTCGCGTCGCCTTGTCGTCGACCACGGTCAACAACAATCAGGTGGCTTATGCAGCGACCTTCCCGGCAGGCACACCTGCGTCGCTGACGGCGCTGACCGAGGCTGGCATCTTCAATGCCAACTCGGCTGGCACCATGCTCTGCCGCACAGTGTTCGCAGCTGTGAACAAGGATGTCAATGACACGATGTCCATCACTTGGACGATCACTCTGTCGTAAGGATAGACCATGAGCACGATCACCACACGATCTGGGAAAGGCTCTCCGCTCACTAATGCGGAGGTCGATTCCAACTTCACCAACCTGAACAACGACAAGGTTGAGGTATTCGGTTCGCCTTCGGCTGGTCAGGCTGTCGTGTGGGATGCGGCAAACAGTCGTTGGATTCCTACAGACGTTCTGGGCAGTGCGTTGGCTCTCGCTATTGCTTTGGGGTAAGACATGGCAAACACATTCAAGAACTACGCCTCTGCAAGCGTAACCACGCAAACCACCGTTTACACGGCTCCCTCTGCCACGCAATCAACCATCATCGGTATGACGGTGGCTAACACGGCTAACGCCACGGCGACTGTCAGTGTGCAAGTGACGATGGGAGCAACCACTGTCTTTGTGGTCAAGAACGCGCCGATCCCGGTGGGCGGTGCGTTGGTACCGATTGGCGGTGACCAGAAGGTGGTACTGGAGGCGGCGGATGCAATCAAGGTTACCTCCGACCAGACTGTTGATGTTCTGTTGAGCGTATTGGAGATTTCATAATGTCGTATCTTGGGAAACAGCCAGCGTTTGCTCCACTCGTATCGGCGGACATAACGAGCGCACTCGGATTTACGCCGATCCAACTGACGTCACTGAGCGCAACTCAGAACCTCTCGTACAACTCGACAACAGGCCAGTTCACTGGCCCGGATCTGTCGGGCTACCTGACCAGTGCCACGGCGGCTTCGACGTACCTGACGCAAGCAAACGCTGCCAGTACGTATCAGACTCAAGCGGGGATGTCGTCCTACTTGACGACCTCTGCTGCATCGTCGACTTACCTGCCGCTTTCAGGCGGGACACTGGCGGGTAGTCTTTCGTTCAGCGGTACAACTCGCCGCATCACAGGTGACTTCAGCAGCAACAACCCGATCACTGATCGGATACTTGTACAAACCAGCACGACTAACGGCAATACGCTTTTCAGCATTTTGCCTAACGGCACGTCTACAACGACTCGTTATGTCGCGTTCAACAACTCTGACCCAACCAACGCTGGCGCACTGCAATTAGCGGCGCTCTCAACAGACGTTCGGATTCAGAGCTTTGCAAACGGTACGGGCACCGCGATCCCGCTGCTGCTGATGATGGGCGGCACGGCGGTCGCTCAGATCTCCACCGGCAATAACTTTCTGATCGGCACAGCAACAGACGACGCAACAAACAAGCTGCAACTGGTCGGCTCGGCCAGAGTGCAGGCAGCCGCCACTCAGGATGCAGTCATCGTTGCTGGTCGTGCAGGCGGCACTGACAGCTTTGCAGTCACGATCACCCCGATGACTCTCTCGGCGAGCCGCACTTTAACGCTTCCCGACAACAGCGGAACACTGCTGACAACGGGTGCGGCGGTGACTGCTACTCAAGGCGGGACGTCGCAAACCACGTACACCACTGGCGACATCCTATACGCATCGGCATCCAACACTTTAAGCAAACTAGGTATTGGTACTACTGGACAAGTGCTGACTGTTACTGGTGGCGTTCCCACTTGGGCAGCGGCTGGAGGCGGCGGCGGCATTTCAACAGGCAAAAGTGTCGCCATGTCGATGATCTTTGGATTCTAAGGAGCAATCATGCCAAACCCGAACATTGTCAACGTAACAGATATTCGAGGTAATACTGCTTACGTTGTCCCCTCCTCTGCTGCAACGGCCACTACTTCGTGGACGCACAACGGAACCACTGCTCTGACTGGCCTGACGCCAGCAGCGAATACGGTCAATCGCATCACGTCGATTGTGGCGGCCAACACCACATCGTCTGCGGCGACGGCCACGATTGCGATTGGTAACAACGCGACGTTCGGTTCGGCGACGGTGATTGCTTACCCGGCGTTTCAGATTAGCGTCCCACCAAATGCTTCGTTGGTCATCATCGATAAGACGAATAGTCTGTACATCACTGAAAACCAGTCAGTAGCTGCGTATAGCGGTACGGCAAGCGCGTTGACGTTCACTGCAACGCTCGAAGCAATTACCTAATAGGTGACTTATGGGGGGATTTCGTTATCCCGGCGGTTTCATCAGCGCC